TTCATTTATTCCTCCATATAAGATATATTGCAAATATGTTACAAAAATATTTAATTTTTACAACAATTGCCAAGTTTTTATTGTAATATTAATAAAAATAGTGTATACTATATACAGTAAGAGTTAACTTGAGAAGGATAAGGCTGGGTTCCCGAATGGGAGTAGATGTATATTTATACATTTAGAATCCTTTGCCCCTGGGGTTAGCTCACTTTTTTATTTCTAATTTAATATGCTCTATCAATTGCGGATTTTCTAAAAGTAAACTTGTTACAAAATCTATTAATTTTTGAGAACACATATATCTTTTTGAGAGATTGTGATAATAGAAATAGTCTTCATTATCTTTTAAATTATATTTATCACAGATTAAATTGAAATTACGCTGATGCAGGTTTATTTCAATATCTTTTCTTTTTAAATTATTCATAATTAATTCTCTTGCACTTTTTTGAGAGTAGGGGTAAGTAGTATTTATATCTTTAATTTTATCCACAAAATATACTGAATCTTCTGCGTCTTTTGATACCGAAAAAGTTAATTGCGCATCTTTAGCATTTTTTACTACTTTTAAGTTTAAATTAACATTTATGGCCAATTTATTATTTTTTTCGTTTTCTAATAATGATGTTGTCTCATTCTTTACTTTTTTATACCTATTAAATATTTCATTTCCGTATTTACTTAATATTTCGGTATCATTCAAATTGGTATTATTTGTTGCCAAAGACAGAAAAGAAGTATCCATATTCTTTGTAATATCAATATTAAAGAAATCAAACAATTTTTGAGAATAATTTAATGTGTTTGCTTGTAAAAAGGGAAGATATATAGTTTCCATCTCTTTAATAATGAAATGTGTAGAAGTATTCCTTAAATCTACAATTATTTCTAAATTTTTTCTTGTTGGATCTTTTTCATTTGTGAAAACTTTTTTTATACAATCAGTTAACGCAATAGTTCTTTCTGGTTTATCTTTGTAATAAATAGATTGCATTCCACTATTCTTTATTATATATGCTTTCAAAAGTAATTCCCAAGCATTACATACAAAGAAAGCAAAACCCTCTAATCTATACTTTATAGTTGGCTTGTTATAGACTTCTATTGCAAGTAAAAAAGCTTCTTGTGATTTTTCAAGCATCTTTTTTATTAGTTCATCTGCTATTTCAACATTTTCCTCCATCTATTTTCCCTCATTTTTCTTTTTATTTCTAATAAACTCAACGAATCTATTTATTTCTTCGATTTCGTCCTTATTAAGCCCTTCTGTATTAATACCATTGTGATTTGCATAACGAAAATTATTTGTGTTTTTATTATTAGTAGAATTAGAAAGTTTTTCACTTTCAGCTAAATCAAGGTAGCCAGCTTTTTCATATAAATCTATATAATTAACATTATAGATAGGGGCCAATTTTTTTAGAATTACAGCACTAGGTTTTCTCTTTCCATTTTCAACAAGAGAAAGGTAGCTTTGTGAAATATCACATAGTTTGTTTACATCATAAGTACTATAACCTAAACTTTCTCTTAAACATTTTAGGTAATGACCAAGCTCTTCATTTGATAATCCCATAATGCACCTCCTTATGTGAAAATTATACTACAAATAATTACAAATGTAAATAATTTTGAAAAAATTTTAAAAAAGTATTGACATTTGTAATTACAATGATATAATAATGACAAAAGTAATTGAAAGGAGGAATATTAATGGCTAATAGGACAGTATTAGTAAAGGACATAGATACATTGATAGAAAAGGTTGTTAAATGTGGATTTTCCTACAGACAGCTAGCAAAGGAAGCAAATTGTTCACAAACACAAATAAGTTTAATACTTAAAGGAGAAAGAAATCCAAGTCCAGAAAATGCAGTCAATATTTGCAAAGCGCTTAAATGCCAATTTGATGATATTTTTTTTATCAATAGTAATTACAAAAGTAATCAAAAATAACCACGACCTGATACAGAAAGGAGAGAGTATGGAGAAAATAACTGAGGAAGAAGTAAGAAAAGTTATTGAGAACGACAAGGAGAAAATGCAAAAGATAATAGATGAAGGTGGAAAAATAACAAAGACGATAATAGAAGATAAAAACAAAATAACTACAATAATAAAAATAGAACCAGTAAATTGTGAGGCTACTAGTTCTACAATAATTCAAAATAAAGATAATATTACAGTTAGTTGTCTTTAATATAATAAAATCCATCAGAATTTTTTATAAGTTCCTTGTTGGTAGTAATGATAATTTTATCTGCAAGTTGAGTCATTTTTATTTCAAATCCATCTGGATATAAAGAATGATTAATAATAATTTCTCCGTTAGATTTTATATCTTTGATTATATCGTCAAATGTGTGATTTCCAGGAGTCTTTATATTAAATGATTCACCTTGATTTACAGAATAATTATATACCAATATAATCACCACCTTTCCAAGATGATTATATAACGAAATAAGTCAAAAAACAAGAAAGAAAGGAGGGAGAAAAATGCCAGAGCAATTATTAGAAATATTGCAAAACATTAATCAAAATTTGGAAGATATAAAAAAAGAAAAATATTTACCAAAATTAATTTATGCGAAAGAAATAGCAGAAACTTACAATGTAAACCGAAATAAAGCAACAGAATTTTGCAAAAAATATGGGACAAATTTTGGAGGCTATTGTATCGAAAATGAAAAGTTTAAGCAAATATTGCAAAACGGAGGAATAGACCTCTTTGATTAGAGAATATGTGAGGAAGGAGATGATGAACATGAGTAAGAAACAAAAGAATGCAATAAAAAAGACATTATTAGAAATAGTAAACTGCATGTGTTTTGGACTAGCAGTTGGAGCATTCTACGGAATGTGGATATTAAAATAACTAAGGAGGAAGAGTATGGACAAGTTAGATAAATGCTACATATGGCATGTGGTAACAATGGCAAAGCTAAAATTAAGACTAAAAGAATTGAAGAAAGGAGTGAAATAGTATGTTTGAAAGAAAGAGACATTTAAAGGAAGTCATAGAAACAAAATCAAAACAAATTGCTAACAGAGACAAACTTATAGACGGACAAAGAGTAGAAATACATCAATGGCAAGAAGAAAATAAGGCATTATATAACGAAAACAAAGATTTAAGATTTAATAATGAAGAACTTTCAGAATTAGTTAAAAGAATTAAGAATCTAGCTGAAAGCAATAGTTACAACAATGAAAAAAGTATTTTAAACAAAATTAAAGAGCTAGTAAAAGATTTCGAAGCCAATTACTAACTCAATTGAATCACATAAATATGAACTCTTGTACTAATTATAGCACAAGATAGAAAGGAAAGTCAAATGGGAAAAGCGGTAGGAATTACAAGAAGGCTAGATGAATTAGGAAGAATTGTTATTCCAATGGAAATACGAAAAAATTTAAACATAGAGATTAGAGAACCTCTTGAGATATTACAAGTAGGGGACAAAATTGAAATTTCTAAAAGAAAGGACATCAGAGTTTGTTACAACTGTGGAAAAACACTAGAAGAAACTTATAAATATTGTCCACATTGTGGAAAGGAACAGATATGATACGAATAGTAAATGGCTATATTATAGAAACGACGGATTCAGAAGAAAGACAAGCAAGATACGAACATGAGCTTGAAGAAGCAGACAGAGATTACGAAGATAGAGTTTTTGATGAAATTATGGAGGAAGAATAATGCAAGAACTAATAACAATTAAGCAACTACCTCAAATAGAGGAACATTTAAAAGAGTTATCAATAGAAATTGATAAAAAGGTAAAAAATGCGAAGAGCTTAGTATGCACAGAAGAAAATGTGAAAGCAATTAAGCAAATAAGAGCAGACTTAAATAAAGAATTTAAAGAGGTAGAACAACAAAGAAAAACAGTAAAAGAAAAGATACTAGAACCATATATGCAATTTGAGGGTGTTTATAAGACATACATATCAGATAAATATAAGGAAGCAGATAGCGAATTAAAAAATAAGGTAGATACCACAGAAGACGAATTAAGAGCAAGAAAAGAACAAGAAATAAGAGATTACTTTGAAGAATACAAACAAAGTTTGCTTATTGATTTTATAAAATTTGAGGACGCAAAAATTAGAGTTGGATTATCAGATAGTAAAACATCATTGAAGAAACAAGCTAAGGATTTTATAGACAGAGTTAATACAGATTTAGCAACAATAATGTTACAAGAACATAAAGAAGAAATACTAGTTGAGTATAAGCAAAATGGTCATGTTTTAAGTACAGCAATAAGTACGGTTATAAACAGAATAAAAGCTGTAGAAGAGACTAAGAGAAAACAAGAAGAGCTAAAACAGAAACAATTAGAAGAAGCTCAAAGGATTGCAGATGAGAATATAAAAATACAAACCGAAGCAACCAAACAAGCATTAGATAATTTTAGAGTAACAGAACAAGAAGTTCTGCAAGCACCAACAGTAGAGGAAAAGCAAGAGGAAATATTAACATTAAGATTTACAGTAAAAGGAACTAGAACAAAATTAAAAGCATTAAAAGAATTTTTAGTAAATGGAGGATATGAATATGAGTAATCAATTAGCCGTTAATAATAAACCCAAATTTAGTGTGGCAATACAAAGTGATACATATAAAAGATTAATAAATCAGACATTAGGAGACAAAAATAGAGCAACAAGATTTATTGCGAGTATATCAAGTGCTGTAGCAACAAATCCAGATTTACAACAGTGTGATGCAGGAACAATTCTAAGTGGAGCATTACTTGGAGAAAGCTTAAATCTTAGCCCTAGCCCACAATTAGGACAATATTATCTAGTGCCTTTTAATAAAAAGACAGGAAATAAAGATGAAAGTGGAAGAGAAATATACACAAAAGTAGCAGAATTTCAACTAGGTTATAAAGGCTACATACAATTAGCAATTAGGTCGGGACAATACAAGAAATTAAATGTATTAGCAATAAAAAAAGGTGAGTTAGTTAGATACGATCCATTAAATGAAGAAATAGAAGTACAATTAATAGATGACGAAGAACAAAGAGAACAGGCAGAAACTATTGGATATTATGCAATGTTTGAATATGTAAATGGATTTAAAAAATCATTATATTGGTCAAAATCAAAAATGGAAAATCATGCAATAAAATATTCTAAAGGGTATGCAGCACATAAAGGCTATACATTTTGGGAAAAAGACTTTGATGGAATGGCATTCAAAACAATGCTTAGACAATTAATCTCTAAATGGGGAATTATGAGTATTGAAATGGAACAAGCTGTTGAAAAGGATATGTCGACAATTAATACAGACGGAAGTTATGAATATGTGGATAATGAGGACGTAGTAATACAACAAGATGAAGGAGAAGAACAACCTCAGACGCAAGAGGAGAATACAACAAAAGAGGTATCAATGAATGAACTATAAAATTATATCTAGTTGCAGTACAGGAAATGCAACAATAATAAGAGACATAATTTTAATAGATTGTGGTGTAACTTTTAAAAAGTTAGAGAAGTATTATAAACAATTGAAAATAGTACTTCTTACACACATACATTCAGATCACTTTAAGAAAGAAACAATTAAGAAATTAGCACAGGAAAGACCAACGTTGAGATTTGCTTGTTGCGAATGGTTGTTGCAACCATTACTGGAATGTGGAGTTTTAAGAAAGAACATAGATGTACTTCAAATTGGCACGAGATACGATTATAAGCTATTTAAAATTGTACCAATCAAATTATATCATGATGTGCCTCAATGCGGTTACAGAGTATTATTTGATGATTATAAAGTGATTTATATGACAGATACAAGAAAAGTAGAAGGAATAGTAGCAAAAAATTATGATTTATATCTAGTTGAAGGCAATTATGAAGAGGAAGAACTAGAACAAAGAATAAAACAAAAACAAGAAGAAGGCCTATATTATTACGAAAGCAGAGTAAGAAATACTCATTTAAGCAAAGGACAAGCAACAGATTTTTTACTCAACAATATGGGAGAAAATTCAGAATATGTGTTTATGCACGAACATGTAGAGAGGTAACAGTATGCAGAATATAGCAGTTATAGACGACATAGGAATAGATTTAAAAACTGGAAAAGCTAAAATAACATTTCTGTTTGACGATAAGTATATTTTACAGGAAGCAGAGGAACTAAAAGACAAGAAACTTAATGTAGAGGCAACAAGATGGTATAAAAAACGTTCTTTAAATGCTAATGCATACTTATGGGTTCTTATTGGAAAATTAGCTGAAAAACTCAATATAAGCAATATAGATGTATATAAAAAACATATAAAAGAGGCTGGTAAATACACAGTTCTGCAAATGGAAGAAGAGGCAATGACTGAATTTGAAAGAATATGGCAAAAGAATGGATTAGGTTGGTTCTGCGAAAAAGCCATAGATGAATATGGACAGGTGGTATTACTAGCATACAATGGAAGTTCATCATATAACACTAAACAAATGACAAGACTTATAGATAGTGTAATACAGGATTGTAAGGAACAACAAATAGAAACAATGACACCAGAGGAGTTAAAAAGTTTATTAGCGAGGTGGGAAAGATGAGCAAAAGAAGTAAAGCTTGTGAGATACCTCAAAAAGTCAAAGAGAAGGTATGAAATAGAGATAATCATAGTTGCATTATTTGTGGGAAATATGTTGATAAGAGTTATGCAAATGCTCATTTTATAAAAAGGTCTCAACGGTGGTTTAGGAATAGAAGAAAATATAGTTACATTATGTCCAGAATGTCATTATAAAGAAGATTTTGGTCAAAACACTAAATTATATGAACAAATGATAGAAGATTATTTAAAGTCAAAATACGGCTCAAATTGGAACAAAGAAAAATTAATTTATAAAAAATATTAGGAG